TAACCCCATATGGAGAAAATCCATACCATGATGCTGAGTTAAGACAATTCTGTAATCCAAGCATATAAAGAGGATTTTTCATGCTTGCCATGTAATTCATTCTGAACGTGATCATAACTGTATCACGCTGGTAATTGCCTACTGCCGTTATAATCTCATCCGGTCTTCTTGGATGATCAGGAGGATATTTATACTGAAGAATGATATCATGTGACACAGGATTGCCTATTGAACCACCTAACCCGAAGCATCCCTCGGTTCCCTCATACATCTTACTTGACTCAACCGACCCTCCTGTAGATGACCCTGTTATATACATAACGCTATTCGGATCATTCATTAGTGATGCCGTATCAACGGTTGTAATGGTTATTTCCCATAACCAGCCCGAAGACATCTTATCTATAGGAGCTGATACTGCGCTTCCTACCTGTCGTGTTAACTCAGACTTTCTTGCTGCGTCAAATGGCACGGCTGCACCGCCGGCACCTCTTATCTCCTGATTAAATATATATCTGGTGAAATACTGCTTAGCAAGTTCAGTGGCGAGTTTTGCGGTTTCTTCTATGATACGAACGTAATATGTACCATATGTTCCTGTTGTTACTCCATCAGGACCACTGATAGTATATGTAGACTTATCGACTGAAATGCCAAGTATTTTGTTTTTTCTGCTACTGTCATTCACCCAATTTATTAATGTTTTTTCTGCCATATATATTATTCCTTAGAATGCAAACTGTTGCTCACGCAACAATAAATCAAGATGCTGCTGTTGCAGCATGAGAAGTCTTCTTTGCAATTCAACACTTTCAAATTGAGCAATCTTCATTTCATGCATTTCTCTTTGTTCAGGAGACATGCTGGAAGGCTGTTCAATTTTGCTTAATGCATTGTTTAATGCCATGCTGCTTGAAGATTCTCCAGCAGATTTTACTGAAGCAGACTTGACATTCATCTGTCTGTCGTACCGGTCCCATTCATAGTCTGAAATCGCAGTCATTCTTCTATTAAGTTCACTGGATACAGATTCCATGTGTTCTGAAATATTTGACTGCATCTTTTCAATCAACCGACTGTTTATTGAACCAATAAGTTTTCTTGCTTCTTCGCCCATTGATGGATCTATTTCTTTAAGATATTCATTGAACATTTCGCTGATACGCATTTGAGCATCAGCGTCCATATCAATTATAGCATCAGCAAAGTTTTTCCCTATCCTTGTCAGAGACTCTGTATCACCAAAAGACAAAGCAGCTTCTATATCTTCTTTGAACCCTTCAAATGTTCCTATTTCAGAGAATAGCTTTTGCTTTAATGATCCGGAAGCTATCTTCTTTGATTCGTCAAGTATATCTTTTACCTCTTTAATTCCTGATTCATCATAGTATTTAGATAATGCATCAAACAGGTCTTTCAGATCTTTAAAGTCCATGCCTTTTACTGTATCTTCAATATTTCTTTTTATAGAATCATATAAAGAAGAGTCATCAAGAGACGCAGCTTCTTTAAGCATATCAGCTATCTCTTCAAATGCACGCAACCCCGGCAGCAGATTCGCGTGCATATCACGAATAGCCTGTTTCCTTTTATCTTCTGCTGTCTCATACTCCTCCATTACTTTAAGGAAATCAGACATTTTCTCGTAATCAGCAGTCCCGTCGAAAAATCCTTCTGCAAGACCCATATAATAACCATTTATCATTTCATCGAGACGTTTACTTGTCTCATAATCAATATCCTTTGTAAGTTCACTAAAGTCTTTTGCAAATTTTTCTACTGCAAAACTGTCTCCTGTCTCGTGAACTTTATTAAACTCCTCAAGCATTTTATCAAATATGCCAATTTCAGGACGTGCCGCATCACTTATTGATTTGTTATACGATTTCTCTATATCTTCAAACATATTAATGATATCGTTCTTGATATTAATTGCATCTGTTATCGCTTCGTCAATTACGCCGAGATTCTTTTCTTTCTGCATTCTTCCGAATATTTCTTTTCCGTCTACTATCTTAATGTCTATATCTTTGACTGCTTTAGTTACTTGATCAATAAAATTAACAAGCTCATCTGTTATTTCAGTTGTATTAATGTCTTTTAAGAAACCGTACAATATTTCCAGTTTCCGTTTTTCAACAGGATTATCTAATTTACCAGATAATATAGCCTTATAATTTCTGAAGTAATTTGATATAACATCTTCTTTTTTGTCATATAAATCCTTCTCAATAGATTCAAATACAGTTGGATCTATTTCTATTGCTCCTATAAGATTATTCTGTATTATGTCTTTATACTCATCGATTTTATCAAGTACATCTTTGTTGAATATTCTGTCTTTAACTGATGCAAATCTATATGTTTTATTGTTTATTATTTCTATTTCTTCGTCAATAGATTTGCGTAACTGCTCAATGGTATCAAGATAATCATCTAAAGACATTCCTGCAAGATTTTCACTGATACTGTCACGCATCCTTGATACAGTATTCATATCTCCTGATTCAAGCGCCAAGCTTATATCTTTTGCTATTTCTTTGCCTGTCGCAATGCCCGGTCTATATTTCTCAGTAATCTTTTCTATTGCTTCAGCATGTTTCAGCATTTTATCTTCAACAACAGATACACTTGTGGAAAGCATATCAACTGAACGAACCGCTTTTTTTACTGACGTTTCTTGAGGATTATATAATTTTTCCGCTCTTACTTTAACGTCATATCGCATATCATCTAAAGCATCTTTAAATGTATATTCTTTTGATATTGTGCTGACAAATGCTCCTATGGCATTGCCAAGCAGGTTAAAGCCTTCTACCACGTAAAATAAAGAATTGCCAAGTGATTTTATTAATGTTGAAATTATATTTAACGATGGCAAAATATCTTTAAGCAATTTAACGAAAGGAGACATGGCATATTTTATTTCAGAAAACATCTTCTTTACGTTTTCATCTTCTAAAGAACGCAGGAATGATTTTATTCCAATATACGCCGTGCTTACAGCTAATGCAAATGGTCCGAAAGCAGAAACTAATTTTGAAAGCCAACCGGAAAGAGTTTTCAGTATTCCACCAGCAAATACAGATTTTAATGCAGTTGTAATAGGCGTAATAACTTTTGCGAGTTTCCCTATAATTGCGGAAAATAATATTGCTGGTTTATTTATGAACGAAACTATTGATGACCCTATTTTCCCTAACATTTCACCTGAATTCTTAAGCATGTTAAGAATATTTATTCCTGCTATACCAGCAGATAAACTACTCATCCCTCCTTTATTTGATGCTTGTCTTGCAGTATAAAACATTACAGATGAATGAACAGGCATAGACCTCTCTGATACCCTTAACAGTCTGGTGAAAGCGCCCCCTGCTTTTACTGCGCCTAACGTACCTATCCCAAGCAGAGCAACGCTTAATGCTTTCCCAAGCAAAGGCATTTTTTGAATAAGACTTGTTACAACCTCAAGCAGTCTTGTCAATCCTTCTATCATAGGTGTAACAAAAGTTGAAAGGTGTTTTCCAAACTCAACCATGAACTCTGCCCATGCAGTACGAAGCCCCCTCAATCTGTTTATGAGAAGTCCCGATGTTTCTCTTGCGTAATTCATTGCAACACTCATGCGTTCCTGTGCAAGTCTTAATATTGCAAGAGATTTGCCAAGCAGCGTAGCATTTCCTGCTTGATCCGCATAACCCATTGACAATGCGCGCTCTTTAATAATGGCATTTGAAATACCGACGCCCATCCGTCGCAATGATTCTGTTCGTCCGTAAATGGCAGTCTGCAGCGCACGAACACCTTCAGTAAGAGGTCGTCCCCAGAACGTCGATAAATCCATTGCTACCTTTGAAAATTCTTTCGCATAATCCTTTGCAACGTTTTGCGATTGACCAAGTCCTGTAAGCATTATCTGAAACTGACCAACCATTTCAATCAGTTCTGTTCTTGTGTACCTTGCCTTTGATGCCATATCGCTCATGTCTTTAATAATTGAATCTGCTGATCCATTAAACACGAGCTGCGCATTTGACACTGCTTTTTCATATTTAGCGAAAGCATCAGTCATTTGAGACGCCATTTTCCGTACACCCAACGCAACAGTACTGTACGCAATTGCGCCAAGGAACATGTCCTTGTCCATTTCCTTTATTTTGTTTGATGCATTTTTTGTTGCTTCACTGAACCCCTTAACAGATTCTGTAGCTGTATTTACAGAAACACCCATTGTTTTAAATGTTGCTTCTGTTTGTTTAACAGCGTCAGATGCCTGTTTAAGTCCGCTTTTAAGTTTCTGCGGGTCAGCAGTAAGCTCAACACCTATCTTGCCTATATTATGTGTTTCACCACTCATTTTATGAAGTTCCCTGCACCAGCAGTTTTAGCTCGAAGCATAATTATGCGTTGCATATATTCTTCTTTTGTCTGCTGATTCTTTTGTCTGTGTTCAACAGGTTCTTCGTGGCTTAACCATGCAAGATTGACTATTTCTTTTGAGGCGACAGCATTGTATTCAGCGTCTGCAAATGCCATTTTAGCAATCAATATATTCTGATATGCTTTTCTGGTTAATTGCTTAACAGATAACATATACCATTGAAACAATTCCCGGACATCCATGTTCCTGAAATCAGATATATGGAATAGTCCGGGAAATGCCATGGCGATATTAGCTGCTATCAGCCTCCAATCTCGTTTTTTGAGTTCTTGTCCTCTTTAGTGAGAGGAGTAAAAAACTCCTCAATAAGCCACATAGCAAGCATTTGCACTTCAATAGGATTGAGAGGTTTGATTGCATCAAACTCTTCTTTGCCTATCAGTGCTTTAACAAGAGCATTTGCAGTCTGTTCAGTAACAGTTTTTTCAGCAATGTCACGGATAGCATTGTACATATCGAAGGAGAACGTAGGAATCTCATATTCGTTCCCCTTCAATGTAATCTTAAATGCGCCAAACAGATTCTCGTATTCCTTCGGATTGTACTTCAGCATAAACGAAAGCTCCTATTATTGTTTTAGCCGTACGCATCATTTTTAATCGTGCCGGGCACAGCCGCCACATGCAACTGCACCCGACACTTTATGAAGGGGGCTAAGTTAGTCATGTGCCGACAGGCGGATTATATTCTTTATTTCCAAGAACGAGCAGTGTAAAGTCAAAATTAACAGGATCGTACGGCAGCACCTTAAAATCAACTGTCCAGATACGCTGTGTATTAAGACTGAACTCAACGTTAAAGTTAGGAGTAGGCACGACTTTTGGCGCAAAAATAGCAAGGTCGTCGTCATTAGATACTTCTCCTTCGATAATAGGACGAAGAAGAAGAGATGGAGGATTGTTTGTGACGTCAGCGCCAATAGGCACCTGAACTGACTTTGTGACCTCATCATAGATAGGGAACAGCTTCAGTACTTCATCCATCTCCATTTCAGTGAAGTTACAAGAAATGGTTGCTTCACCACCAGTGAAGTAAGATGCGCGTGCGAAGCTCCCTGTCTGGTCTGCTTTTGAGTCAAGTGTCTCAAACGTAAACGTAAGAGTAATTCCTCCTTCCGTAGGAGGCATAACCGTCTCTTCATCAGGCTGTCCTTCACGGTGTTCAATCAAGATAGCCTGCATCGGTCCGACATTTAGCGGGATTTTATTAGCCATAGATTAAGTTCCTTCTTCTATACTGTCAATTCTCTGACAGTAGAATTTTAGATTCGCATTAAAAACGAATCTGTTTTTAGCGTCAATTGCGATGTACCTTGGACCTATCACAGAGATGTTCCCGCAATGGTAGATGCAACCATCCCCGTAAATTTCCGCGCCATGTATATTCCTGATAGAGGAACAAACGTCCATGGCGTAAGTATATGTGCTTCTATACGAATCTCCGACGAATCGTAAAGAAAATCCGAAAGTAGCATGAGTCTGTTCTTTACTCCATTCATCATAATTAACATATGACTGTAATAATCCTACAAGCACGCCGTTATTTATTTTAGCGGTTTTATCAGGTATATACCCGACAAAAAAGTTTGCCCCACGATTAAGGGAATCGCATTTATCCATTATATATGAAGCAAATTCTTCAATCATTCGGGATATCTTTCAATGCGTCTCTTAATTCACGGGCGCCTACTTCAACCCACTTGTCAACAAGTTCTTTGTTACTTATTTTTGATTCAAGAAAATACGGACCAGAACCCGGTCTTGTCCAGTTGATAGGCTGAGGAAGATCCTTCAACCCTTCATGCACTTTTAATGCATAATCTACATCTGTCCCTGAATCATCACCTACAAACTTGCCGCCATACGACAATTCAACTTTCGTTTTATTTATCTTCGTTATTTCTTTTGATTTACGTAATGCGCCTGTTAATACAGGAATAACAGGTTCAACATTATCGACATCATAATGAATCTGTTCTGCTATTTCAACTAAAGCATCAGGAATGCGTTTCATCATTTCATCAGTAAGATCACGCAGCTTTACACTGACATTAAATGTTTTCCTCATCTCAGGGAATATGTCTATTCCTTCAAACATTACTTAAGAAGAACCTCATAATATTCATCGTCAGAAGAATCAAAACTGATCCTATGTATAGCCTGTACCGGTATCAGTTTGTTTCCAAGTGAATCACTTATAAAATCTGAATTTATGTTTATCTGTTCTTTTGTAAACAGTTTTGTATGGCATATTACTTCAACACCATCCATTCCGATAACTCTTGTCTCGTGATTCTCTATTCTGCACGGAAGGTCCAGTTCAGTATATTCCGGTTCGTAATATTCATCTTCTCCAATGTATTTATGAAGTGTTACTACCGCATTATAATACATCGATATCATTGCATTGGTCTTTCTTTTTGTGCAAGAGAAACATGCGCTGTATCTTTTCTGTACTGTCCAAGCATGCTTTCAACTACAGGATCAATGGGCACCTTGGCATCGCCTGTATATCGTTCCTTTACTATACCTGCGAATAATACACCCTGTGCCTGTAACGACGTCCTTGATTGCATGCCTGATCCGCCGTTATAGATAAAGTTTGCCTGAGTATATATGCATAAATCTCTGGTATATGGATTTACTTTATCCATATCATACACGGAATACAGAACTGTTATCGCTGTATTAACAAGCCTTGTTATAAGGATTGTGTTTCCTACATCAATTGCGGAAGTAGGATAATGCCCTGCAATATAATCTTTAAACCCTTGTACATCAGCCATTGCATCTAATTCTTATTGGGCACGGTCGGCTATTGCCCCGACCGTGCCCTGTTTGAATGTGATTATACTGTGAGAAACGAATCAGGAAGTACTGCAGCGGGTAATGAGTTTATCATTAACGATTGCCCCGCCAATGCGGCACCGTCCTGTAGCATAATCCGCATACGCAAGAACATCAGTTCCGAACTCAACTTCAAGGTCTTTACGAATGCCAACACGTCCTGCAACCTGATACGGAGCAACGAAGTACTTAGTCGCATCAGTAAGGTGAGATGTAAGCACAACTTGAATATCGAAATCGGTTCCCTTGAACCCGTAAGTATCAGGGGAAAGTGCACGTTCGATACGTTTGCGAAGTCTATGCGGTGCAACAATCACGAATGTAGACGCTACATTAATACCGCCCCAGTTATTCGCATTATCGATAATCTTGAAGATGGCTTCATCAATCGTATTTGCGTCACGGGATGCGACATAGTTGTAGTCATTCACAGACAGCCCACCGGGCGTAGGACTTTGCCAACTCGTATCGTTGTCTGCTCCTACAGATTCGATCATGCCGTACAGTGCCTGTGCAATGCACAGATTGTATGCATTGGAGATTTCACGGAAATTATCATCCATGTCCCACCATCGACCGTCCTGCAGAAGAGTGCGATCCCAGCTGATTCCACCGCCGTACATGACAAAAGGCACACGCATTGACGTGCCCTGAGCCTGTTTGAGTTTAATCCGTTCACCGGGCTTCAGTTCCTCAAAATAGACACCAGAGCCAGCGCACGCGATATCGAACCCGGATTCACCACCTGCCCCGTCGCCGCTACGGAAATCAAGAATTTTGAATACCTTAGACCAGCCGATATCAGGTGGCACCGTTTTACGCAACTGTTCAAGCCACGGATACGCTTCAGCAGGGAAATCACCACGCACTGTGAAGTGATCAATCTTTGATTTACTCCATTCACCTGTGAGGTCTGTCTGCAGCCTGTAGAAATGATGCAATGCATCAACAATCTGCTTAGTTCCTTCCGGAGTATTCCAGTCTGCCTTACTCCAATCAAGTATTTTATCAATCATGTCTCGGCTCCTTCATCAGCGATAATAACGGGAGAGCCTAACAGGTCGCAAAGAACCCATTTAACATCTCCCCCTGTATCAATTTTCTCAAGAGAAATCGCTGTGTAAATTGTACCAACGCCAACAACATCATTCGCGTTTTCTGTCATGATCCATTCGCCGGCTGAGTATTCAGCGCCCAAAATAGTACCTACTTCTATGTCTCCTTTGCACGGCAGCATTATTTTGTCTGCTCGATAGATCACAACCAATTCATCGCCGTCTTCTGCGTCATTCACGGCTATACCGCAACACGACCCACATGACACAAGTGCTCCAGCTTTAACAGAAGCTGGAGCATATCCTTCGTTCCAGATAATTTTCATGGAGCTGAATCTGTCAGTGCGAAGTTTGACGATATTCGTATCAACTTCAAAGTTCTCTAACATAATTAGTCTGTCTCCTGTTTAGGGGGTCTACCCCGTTTGGATTTTTCTGCCTTCTCAACAGACACCGTGTCTGTTGTAATGCCTTGGGTTTCAGGAGCACACCCAAGTAAAATTGATACGCCGTGTTCTCCTTCTACACGGTGTGTGTTAATCTTGGGCAGATTAACTTCTCGTTCAAGGTCATCAAATTCGTCTACCATGCCGAATATTCTCCTTCAACTGTTATAAGTCTAGCATAATCAACCACTTATGTCAAGTCACACGAGGAGTATGTTTTCTTTTTCTTATGCCGCCGAGCAATTCAAACAATCCGTACTTAGGATTAAAATTCGGGTCACCATTAGAGAGGTATTCCGGTGAATCTTCAGGCGTCTCAAGAAGAATTGCATGACCGTATTCCTGATTAGCATAGCTAAGCTGTACAGCTGCTGGCGTAACATAGGTTCTACCCCATGAATCGCGAACAGTCACTTTTCCACTAATAGGCTGAGGATTCCCTATTTCATTAGCATAGTATTCATTTAAAATGTCTGTATCCCATTCTTCACTAGTATTCGTATAATAAGGAAGCATTATTCTGTCTGCTTTATAAATCACAAGGCATGGTTCATTCATTCTCGCTTTTTCAAGAGCAACTCCCCAGACGCTAAAAGCCGCTACTGCACCAGAATCATATACAAGTTCGCCTGCCTCAACGTCATAAGCAGCTGTTATATAGCAGGTATCAAACCATTCGCCACGCAGTTTAATGATATTCGTGTCAAAGAATATATCTTTTTTATCCATTTGATATTCTCCTTAGTTCATTCGGAATCAACGGATTGACATCATTGTCGTCATTTAATTTTGCAGGCTTTGCTATTTTACTTTCTTTACGGACATCCTTCACAGGATTAGTTTCAGTTGCGCCTAACAGTTCCTTGATTGTGTTAAGATCTTTAACGACATCCTGAACCTGCGCCCTTACAAACTCATCCACTTTAGACGGATCATCTATTTTATCCAATTGTCCGAGAATCCGGTCTTTTGCACGCTGCTCTATAAACTCACGCATCTTTGCGTTTTCAATAGATTTAAGTTCAGTCTGAAGAGTATTAACAGAAGACACCTCAACAATTTTGCTTCTGTAATTTTTCACCTGCTCAAGCAGACCATCAAGCTCATTGTTTTTTTCCTCCTCAACCCTGCGAAGTTTTTCCTCAAGACGTCTTGCATGTTCATGCTTTGTCTGCAACAGTCTCTTCACTTCAGAGTCAACTGACGGAATACTAAGTATTTCTTCAACAGACAGTATGTCAGTTACACTTACATTGTTGTCTTTCATCCATTTCCTGATTTCATCAAGATTCATTTTGTCGTCCCTTCGGCTTTCATCGCCTTTTGTGGTGGATTCAACACCAGTTGAGGTAAAGTATTCAAACGCAGCTACGAGTTTAGCATGAGGAAAACCCGGACTGTCAATATTACTGTTACTTAACGCAATAGCATTAACACTGGATACATTATACACCTCGTCACCTTTAATTTCAATTTCAGCTTCCATGCTTGCAATGTCAAGATCCATTTCTTTCCATTCGGGATAAATAAGGATGGCTGCCACTGTATACGACATGTTTTTGTCATTGATGAACCTGCGTCCAACCACCTCGCCTATCTGGTTGCGGGCTTGTCCTTTACTATGCTGGAAGTATGCAGGGATGCCTATGCCTATAGCATCTGCAACACGCTTTACTGTTTGTTTCATATACAGAAGAATACGTTTGCCCATAGTGCTCATCCCTTCAGCAACACCTTCGTGTGCTATCACGAATGTTCTGATATCAGGGGTCCCGTATTTTTCTTTTAATTTATTCATCCTCGACTCACCGACTATATCAAGTATGTCATTTTTACTGAAGCTGTCGGTTGTATAAAACATTTCGATAGTGCTTTTAATAATGTTTTCCATAAGCGGTACACCTTATTTTAGTGTGTCTTTGTCCCCCTTCTTCTTGCCTATATTCTTTACTGCACCTGAATTTTCTTCTGCACTTAACATGCTTGTCTTCCGTTCAACCTGCACTTGTTCACGGTCGCCTATTTCAAGTATCTCGCGGTCAACATCTGTCACCTCATTAATTTTACTCAACAGGGTACGTAAACTCAATGCACCAGCCAAATACAGATTAAGCAATCTGTCTGTCTGTTCAGTACGCTGCTCCAGAATAACGCTCGGACTCGGTATCGTGATCTGTATATTTTCAGCGTTCAGTTTTGTGCCAAGCGATTCGTTATGCTTGCTGAATATAGTATTAAACAGATTCTCAAACAATGTCTCAAAGCGTTTTCTGTCGATAGCCACATTAATGTCAAGTGCTTCCATCATAGCATAAGCAGTAGCACGGTTCACCATATCACTGCTTAACCCCAGAAAATAAATAGGAACGCCTGTAGCACCGCTTATACGCTGGATAGCAGAGTTTATTTCATTCAGCAAAACCTCTGTGCCGCCCGTATCAACACCTACAACACTGTATTCAGCAGTGCTTACAACCATTGTGCCGATAGACCATTTCTGTTCCATCAACTGACTGTTCAGTGATTTGGCTTCATTAGCCGTTTCAGTTTTGAATACAGGAGTCGGATGCGCAAACAAATGGTTCACCTCACGCAAGTCACGTTTAGCCGCACTTACAGTTTCAATGTCTTCCAATGCGCCTGCCACCCTTGATACACCCTCATTAGGATCATAATACCTTGTTGCGCCAAACATAGCAAATACAAAATCATCAGCATCAATGGTTGTCGTCTCTCCTGAGACATTTGTATAAGATACGGATTTAATTACTGAGTCATTCGATTCGTCCATGTTAATCCTGTACTTATACTTTGAATATGGCAAATGCCTTATTGTATAGACAGGCTCACCATCCTCTGCTTCGGAATTGGACCCGGACGGAATTGATGAATCAATGTACAGCAACAGCCGTCCCTCTATTTCAGCTTCAACTGCAAGGTTATACAGGAACCCCTTATCAAGATTATTCCATTTAATAACTTTTCTGGCTAGCTCTATTTCCTGAGTGCCGTCCACACCCTCAATTGCTCTAAGGCTTATGCCTCCACCTATCAAAAAACTGGATCTGCTGTCAACAACATTCTGTACAAGATAACTTCCGGCAGGGTCTTTCCCTGTGTATTTATTTGCTACATTACGGATTGTTGAATGTACACTTCCTCCTCCTGTATATGGAGCCCATCCGCTTGGACGTGATGCATCAATAAAAAAACGTGTGTTAATCTTTTCTTTGTCCATGACAGTTATATCCCTTACCGAAAAAAGGTTTTACGTGGTCTGAAATTCCATTTGGCAACACTTAAAAAACCACGCTTGTCAAAATCCCTGAATACTCTAAACGCAACTCCACGCATAGCGTCAATTGCGTGGTCCATGAATCTGACCGGTTCATCAAGTAATACTCCATCTTTACCCCTCTTCCATCTGTATTCCTGAAGTTCCTTGATAAGATTTGTGCTTCCGTCACGCACAAATATTCTGCCGGATTTCAGTATATCAATCCCCTGTATAATACTGTTCACGCCTTTTTCCTGACCTGTACACCAGAACCCGGAATTCGTTATTTCATTGATCCGGTCCGGATTCGCACTGTCCGCTATAATCTCGTATTTGTCGTCACGTACAAGAAACTTCAGTTTGGCTATCAGATCAGCATTAGTAACCATGGTCTCGTACATAAGTTCCTCAACGTAATAGTCCCGGTCGTCTATGATACCTACACGGACTAAAGCAGTTGGCGCATTAAATCCAAAGTCCAATCCAAAGTATATGTTATCAAATCTGCTCTGCTTGGGATAGTCCTTGTCACTTACTATACGCCAATTAGTAAATATCAGGTCATCTCCTGCTACAGCCCATTCACCTTTACGGTAAATAGCATGCAGCGTAGGATTATTCTCTGCCAACTGATCGAGTTTAGCTCTGTATTGCGGGTCAATAAACGGATTGTTGTCAATCGTACTGATGAATACCTTAGACTGCGGATCACGATATTCTACAAATCTGCGTCTTATGCTGCTGTTAGCCCCTCCTACAGGATTCAACGTAAAGATTATCTGATTATAATTCTTTGGCGCTCTCAATCTCAAACTCAACTGTTCAATGTCCTCAACAGTCAATTCACTTGCCTCTTCGCACCAAATAAATTCAATGTCCGTGATAGACTTAATCTTCTCAGGGTCGTCCATGCCGGCAAGTAACAACAGACTCCCGTTGTGAAATTGAATGAATCCGGTACTCTTGATCTGACGTGATTCCTTCGTGAGACCCATGTCATTTAATACAGCCACTATCTGATCAGAGCAGCTCTGTTTTCCTGTGCGTGCAACTTTACGGATCATAAGTCCTCGAACACCGGGTTCGGTAAGACATCTGTATATACATTTCTGCGCAGCAAAATAACTCTTTCCTGCGCCTGCGCCTCCTACAAGCACAAGAAACCGTGTCTCATCAAACATCAGCCGTCTGTAATCGGGAATCACCCAACTCGCATAATTACGAAGATCAAGATTATAATTAACTTTACTCATTTCGTATTGTTTTTTCCAGTATTCGCTTCTCTGC